CAAACGGTACTGGCACAGTTAACTTTATCGGTGATACAAATATTACTGGTAACTTACACGCAACTGGAAATATTACGGCAGACGGCGATATCACTATTGGTGATGATGACACAGATACTATTACTATTAACGCCGACATTGCTTCAGATTTAATTCCAGATATAACCGATACATATACTATTGGTTCTCCAACTAAAAGATGGTCGCATGGTTACTTTAATGATTTAACAGCAACAAGTATCTCAACTGTAGGACTTGCTATTGGAGATTTAGATCTTACAGCAGTTCCAGGCAATATCTTTTATGTTGCAAAAAATGGTAATGATACAGGATTAGGAGAACACCCACAAGATCCTTATGCTACACTTAGCCATGCATTAACACAAGCAACCGCAGGTGATTCAATTCACATTTATCCAGGAGAATACGAAGAAATATTTCCACTGAATGTTCCAGCAGGCGTAACTATTATTGGTGAAGGCATCAGATCGGTTAAGATTGTTCCAACAGCAGGAACAAACAACAACAATGCGTTTGTGTTACAAGGTGAATCAAGTGTAATGAACTTGACTGTTGCTGATTTTTATTACGATAATATAAACAATACAGGCTGGGCATTTAGTTTTGCAAATAATTTTGAAGTAACAACAAGATCACCTTATATTAAAAATGTTTCAGTAATTACAAAAGGCAGTGTAACATCTGCAAGCGATCCAAGAGGGTTTGATCAAGGCGATGCTGGACGAGGAGCATTAATTGACGGTGAAAAAGCAACTGCTAATTCACGTGAAGCAAGTATGTTGTTCCACAGTGTTACATTTATTACACCGGGAGCAGTTGGTCTTTATGCAACTAATGGTGCAAGAGTAGAATGGCTTAATAGTTTTGTATACTTTGCTGATAAAGCAATGGTTGGTGAGAATGGTGCTAACGGATTAAAAGGTACAGGTCGTACAAAAACTAAGTTAAGCGGACTAGTCGGTACTCCTGCTGTTGGAAATACATTTCAATATGTTGATTCTAATGGAGCAACTGTAAGTGCAACTGTAAATGAAGTTGACGGAAATTACATCTATCTAAATGGAAATGTTTCAGGCATAGAAACAAAGTATCAGCGTACAGGAAAAACAATTTTAGCCAACGGTGACGCTCAACTCGATACAACGATTAAGAAATTTGGAACCGGAAGTTTAATGCTAGACGGTACTGGCGACAGTGCTTCTACTGCTAGTGATACAGATTTCGGCTTTGGTACTGGACAATTTACTATTGAAGGTTGGTTCTATGCTAACATAGGCGGATTTACAGGAATACGAGGATTAGTTGACTTTAGAGCAGGTACAGGAACAGATACAGGCTTATATTTGTATACCGATAACGGAGTTACTAAAGTTTATTATAATGGCGCAGAAATATTATCAGACAGCGGGTCATTAGCAGTCGAAACATGGCACCATATTAGTGTAACACGTTCAGCAACGACAATCAATCTTTATGTTAACGGAACTAGAGTTGACAGTGATAATGCATTCGGTTCAGATTTAGGAAGTACTAAGCCAATTGTTATTGGTGCAAGATATGATAGTTCAGCAGAAGAGTTTAGCGGTTATATAGATGATGTTAGAATTTCTTCTACTGCTAGATACACATTAGGAAGTTATGTTTTACCATTAGGTGAAGTCGCAAACGATATTAATACTGTTTTACTTTTAAGATTTAACGGTGCAGACAGTTCAAATACATTTGAAGATGAAACACAAGTAATACAAGAAATATCATTTAGTAGTGGTGCATATGCTACAGCAATTGAACTTGCAGACTTTTCAGACTTTGGTTGTGAAATTCGTTCAATTGGTAGTGCGTGTGTATATGGTAATTACGGAATATATGGCGACGGTAATGGTGTTGTTATGTATCTTATCTCACAAAACCTTGCTTACATTGGTAACGGCAAAGAAGTAGATAACGATCCGACAACAGTAATACAAAGTCAAGAAGTTACAGAATTAAATAGTGCTCAAGTTTATTATAGTTCAGTAGATCACAAAGGTGATTTTAGAGTAGGAAATATTTTCCATGTTAATCAAGCAGATGGTACTGTAAACTTTACTAATGCAAACTTTAACATTGACACTTTACAAAGTGTAAGATTTAGTACAGGGTCGTCAACAACAATTATCAATGGAGATAACGTACAAACTGGTGATATTAGATTAAGTGGCAACACTGTTGAAAGTTTAAGTGGAGATTTAAACTTAGATTCATCTAATGGTATTATTAACTTTGCTGACAATGTTAATATTACAGGTAATCTTGATGTAACTGGTGATGTTACTATTGGCGGAAACATTACACTTGGTGACGAATCAACTGATAGTATTGAAATTGTTGCAGGAATTTCAAGCAACTTAGTTCCAAGTCAAGATGGCGCATTTACATTAGGTACTATTACAAACAGTTGGAAAGATTTATATGCTGGCGAAGCACAAATTGATGACATTAATATTAATACTAATGTTATTCAAACAACAAATACAAACCAAGATTTAGAATTACGTGCAAGCGGTACTGGTAGTATTACAATTGACGACTTAGCATTTAAAACAAATATTATTTCAGCAAATACTGATATTATTTTAGAACCAGGCAGTGAAAGAGTTGATATTAACTCAACTGGTAGTTTAACAATTCCAAGAGGAACAACAGCAGAACGTCCAGGTAGTGCAACAGTTGGTATGTTACGTTATAACACTGATACCGATGTGTTTGAAGGATATGATGGACAATGGATTACACTAAATGGTGTAAGAGATGTGGACCAAGATACTTACATTTTAGCAGAAGCAACTCCAGGCGCAGATGACGATACTTTATATTTTTATGCTGGTGGACAATTAGTAGCAGATGTAAATACTACTAGATTTAATGTTGCTAAACTAGCAGTTGACGACATTGAAATTGAAGGAAATACTGTAAGAGCAGTTACAACTAACTCAGATCTTAATTTAAGAGCCAACGGAACAGGACGAGTTGTTGTAGAGAATTTTGGTTTCAATCAAAATTCGATAACTAATACTGTACCCGGCGCAATTACTACACTTGCCCAAACCGGACAAGGTTACTTTAAAATTGAAGGTACAGGCGGATTTGTTATTCCAGTAGGTGATTTGTCAAACAGACATCCAACACCAGAAACAGGAATGATGAGATTTAATACTGATGACGACAGGGTTGAGATTTATGATCCTACTGGAATTTGGGTATCAGTAGCAGGTAGTTCGGGTGCTGTATCAGCACAAGATGCAGAAGAAATTGCAATTAAAATGGCAGTTACGATAGGATAATAAAATGGCAACGTTTTTTAAAAATAAAGTAGAAAAAAGTATAGGAACAGTAAGAGTACCAGTTTACGAAGCACCACCAAGTGCAAGAGCAACTGTTATTGGATTAAGTTTGGCAAACTTAACATCATCTGTTGTAAGTGCTAGTGTATTAATTGCTGACGATACATCTGTAGTAGGTTATTACTTGAAAGATGTATTAGTTCCACCTAATTCAACATTAAAAGTTTTAAATGGTGGTGAAAAAATTATTTTAGGTTCAACAAACATATTATATGTTGAATCAGATATTAACGACAGTTTAGACTGCGTAATGAGTTTTGTGGAGATAGTGTAATATGTCACAATGGTACACAGGTCAGAGTATTACAGAAACTATTGAAGATAATCTTGGAGAGAGATATTTTTATGGGTTACGTAGAACCGATGCCGGTGAATTATTTTTAGGAAAACTAGATCAATTAAGTTTGAATGATACTATTCAAATTAATAAAGAAGGTGATCCAGTAGACAACTATACAGACTTTGACGAAGGCGGAGAATTTTTTGAAGGTAGAGATTCTGCACATAACTTAACATATAAGAATTTAAATTACGAACAGTTCCGTTGGGACGATGCTAATTTATTTTATTATGTAAATGACGAAGGTGAACTAGTTGTAAGAATTAACCAAGGTCCAAATGAAGGTGCAATACAGTATGCCGGTGATGCAATTACTATTACAGATAGTGATAAAGAATGGGATAATACTAACCTTACAATGGACAATAACAATATTACATATGATCAAACATAGGAGCGGTAGGAGCAAGATATGACAAAACAAGTAGTTAACGTAGGGGTTCTTCCAAATGATGGACAAGGTGACAATCTTAGAGCCGGCGCTACAAAAATTAATAATAACTTTACAGAGTTATACACAGCATTAGGCGATGGTGACCAATTAACGGTAGTTGTCAATAATGTTTTAAACTCTTTTCCTCCAACATCAGATGGTAGTAATAAGATTACATTCTTGTTTGATGAATATTCCGATCTTCCTAATCCTACTACATATGACGGAATGTTAGCGAAGGTCACTGCTGATGCTTGTGTTTATTATGCTCATGACAATTCTTGGAGAAAAGTACTTGACCAATCTTCAACACTAGACCAATTATCAGACATTGCTTCAGCAACACCAAGTGATGGCCAAGCATTAGTTTGGAACGCTTCTAATAATGAATGGGCTCCTGGCAATGTAGCAACTGAAGGTGGTTCTAGTGCATTTACAGCATTAACAGATACGCCCGGCGCATACACTGGCTCAAACGGAAGATTACTTAGAGTAAACAGTGCAGGCAACGGTTTAGAATTTAGCAGTGCAATTACATCGGCTGAAGTTGCAACAATTCCAGTTGGAGCATTAAGTAACGTATCAAGTTCTGCTCCTGGAACAGGTGATGTACTTAAATGGGATGGTGCTCAGTGGGCTCCTGGCGCTGAC